AATATTAATAACGAATTATGAAAAAGAAAAAGGGCTTTTCGATTAGCAGGGTGTTTCTTGCAATTGCCCATAACGGTTTGGCGGTTGGCGCAGTGCGTATTATTAACAACTAAAATTAAATAGGATGACAGCAGATGAAATTTTGAAGAAGCATGAAGATGATAATGAGTATCATTTCCACAGCGTAGATAGAAAATGGATAATTGAAGCTATGGAGGAGTACGCAGCATTGCGCCAACCGTTTGTTAGCAGAAGTGCTACTGATGAGTACACTAAAGGATATAAAGATGGTTGGAGAGATTGCTGTAAAGACCAAAAAGAATTTGATTAGCATTTCTGCTAACTCATTTATATGCGCACATTTATTTCGCTTTTTTAAAAAATTGTGTTATATTTGAAGCAGATTAAAACACCGACGGGACAGGTCGGTTCTAACAACATAAAGCCCTCTATTTGGTTTGCGCTGTCCCTGCATTCCATTTAGGGGGTAATTTTTTTATGAACCTAATCGATTACAATTTTCGCCTGAATTCGATCATTAAGGAAGGAATGCTAACGACAAACGAGATCGCTTTGATGTTTGTTATTATCAACCTACAAAACACGCTTAAATCGGATTTATTTGGTTTGCCTACCCGTACAACCTCGGCACATTTGAACCTATCCAATCCAACCTATTACCGTACTTTGGAAGGCTTACAAAACAAGGGATTGATAGCAATTTTAGAGCAAGGAAAGAAGAACCAAGCGCCCATTATTCGTATCACATTCGATAAAAAAATTTTAGCGAATCCGTTTAGCATTTCACAATTCGAAACGAATGCGATAAAAGAAAATGAACAAATGCTATCAAAAAATTTTATCGAATCCGTGCACATAAATAAGAAAGAAGAAAGAATCAAAAATAAAGAATCTACTAATAGTAGTAGTAGTATTAAAGAGCCATTTCAAAATTTGAAACCAAGTGACTGCAAAGAGTACATCAACGAGCAATTAGAACACCACCTATTCAACCTGAAACAAGCTACCAATTACACGGTAGAACAAATACGCTCCGCAGTCGATACCTTTGTGAACTATCAAGAACTCGAAAGCAAAATGTACCACTTCAAAAGCGATTCATTTAAACACTTTGCACACTGGATAAAACGCATTGACCTCAACAAGATCAACAAACCAAAAGAACAAAAGTTAGACGCCAACCAAATGACCGATGACGAAATTGCAAAATGGGTGGTAGAAAAAAGATACGGAAAACAACCATAAAAAAAACGATATGAAAATCAAAGAAATGAACCAAGCAACCCGAACCGAGTACCTCACCAAGCAACTGCTTAAACTGTATTCGTACTTCGGTAACAACGTGGCAATGGATGAAGGTATCATGCGACAAGTGGAAACACTTGAAGAGGACCTCGAAACCTACAACAACCTAACCACCGACCAATTCGAGCAAGCGTTAAGGAACGGACGTAAGGAAAGTACCGAAGCTTTCAAGCCTTCCATTCGCCTAATCGTTCAATGGGTGGGTAACTACATCGTGCGCTTCAATAAGTCAGAACAAAAGATCACACATTCAGGAGCGGAGTTCTCACGTAACTACCCAATCGAACAACGCAAGGCGTGGATCATTTCAAGCTACCGACAATACCATGAAGAGGGAAAGGACATGACAAAGTTTTACGACTTCGGTGCGCCTACTTACGAGGCTATCTACAAATACTGCGGTTACAACCTTTCAAACGAACAGCGTGAATGGTGTTTTGAAATGAGCAAACGTTTATCACTTTCGCAAATGTTCAATGCGTTTCTAACCCGTGACGAAAGCGACGAATTTAGAAACAACGCAACCGCCTGCGCTTACGCCTGCAAATTGTTTTTCGACCAGTTCCCAACTGAAACCGATTTGAGAACGCAGTTAGGCTATTTCGATAACGTTTCCAAAGATCACTTTGTAGCCAGTTATGAAAAGACACCGCAGTTGGTAGCGTACATGAGAAAGAAACAACAAAATATTTATGGACTTTCTTAAAAAAAAGTTTGCACAATTAAATTTTACCCTTATCTTTGTAATACCAAAAACAAACAAGCTATGAACACAATGATCAACAAACTAAGAGAAATTCAAAACGAAGAAATCGCAAACGGATTTTTAAACGGAAGCCTTTGGAATGATTTAGAAGATTTGATTTACCAAATTCAAAACCCACAAGTTGAAACAATCCAAGGTGAATTGTACGCAGGTAAAACACTAAAACAGTTAGGGCTTTAATTAGCCCTTTCATTTTAAAAATAATGATACAAACAACAGATAGCGAAAGGTGTCTTGTTTTAAACAATTATCATTATTTTGATGAACAAGAATTGTTTTACTGGCATGATAAATTTACAAAACGATTAAAATACTTATCACCTCTTCTTGTTGAATTAGAAAATAAAAGCATGAACTTAGAAGAAGTATGCAAACCTTTGGCACAAGAAGTTTTTGAATTGATTGAATTATTGAATCTTTTAAACCAAAAAACAACACTATGAACTTAACAGATTGGCTAACGCTCGAAACCGAAAACGGGGATATTGAATTCAAAGTCCAAGTCGATACCGAAGACCCACACGATTGGGAAATCCTCGAAGTTACTCGCAACGGAGAACCCTACGAACAAAACGAAGCCGAACATTCAGACATGGTAGAAATGGCGAACGAGTGGGCGAAAGATGCGGAGCAGGATTATTACGACGATATGCGTGAAATGTTCAACGATGATTAAACGTCAATCTATATAGTTGCAATGCACAAACTTAAAATTATGTGGGAATATAAAACAGAAGAATTCAAAGTAGAACGAAATAGTGATAAAACCTGCGATGATATTCTAAATGAATTTGGTAAAGAAGGGTGGGAAGCTTTTTCAATTAAAAAAGAACCATACTTTGACAGAAGATTACAAATTGGTAAGTATAAGATACAGACCGCTAATCTATACGAAGTTAAATTGAAAAGGCGTGTGGAATAATTTAAATTCACAGAAATGTTCAACGATGATTAAAACAAAAGTCAGGTAATGCGTAATGTGAAAATGGCATCACATCCTTAGGTGGTTGCATCGTTGCAGGTTCGAGTCCTGTCCTGACTGCAAAACAAAAGCATGATTAAACGCTCAAAATACAACAATAAAAAAACTAAGGTTGACGGCATTACCTTCGATAGTAAGAAGGAAGCCGATAGATACGTTTTTCTGACGCATAGAGCGACGAACGGAGAGGTACTTGACCTACACCTCCAAGTGCCTTTCGTTTTCGCCTTAGAAGGCAAAAAAATGTTTACTTACAAAGCCGACTTTGTTTACTACGACAAAACGCTAAGTAAGACGATAATCGAGGACGTTAAAGGAATGCGCACACCTTTGTACAAACTGAAAAAGAAACTGATCGAACACCAACACCAAATCATAATCACGGAAACATGAACCATCCATTACAAAGATCACCAAAAGAAAAAGCAGAAAAGTTGGTTAAAGAGTATTACTCTGTATTTGCTGAAAGATTGCAAATATCAGAAAGCTTTGAGTTTAAAAATCGATATTCAACTTACTATCAAATGGCGAAAAGATCTGCTGAAATTTTAGTGAGGGAAATATTAGAAACAAGTCCATGCTATCCAAGTATTAGTAATTGGGAGGAATGTGGTGGAACTCATCAAGACTTTTATGAAACTCACATAGAAGAAGCTGATATTTTTTGGAGAGAAGTTTGGCACGAAATAGAAAAGCTATGAAGCACCCATTCAACAAATCAAAATTCAATACCTATGGTTTTGAAATAGGGCAAGAACTGGAATGGTTCGAATGGCTATACAATTACGAGCGTTCACTTCGGCACGCCTGTAATACCTACCGTGAGCATCGTTACGAAGGTGATCACTTCATGAATCAGTATCTTAACATGAAAGTTGAAATGCGTTGTTTACGTCAATATCTACATCAAACACTTTGCAACGCTACGTACCGACCATGGCATAAAGCGTTTTTAAAATCCACAAAAATAGACGCTCACTTTAAAAGCTTGTTTAAAAAGAACTTGTTAAAAAGTTATGAAGAGAGCCCAAAGAAAGACGCAAAGTATTATCTTTCAATCATTAAAGCTTAACCATGGAAAAAATTGTAATTCATATTCGAATTGAAAACGAATACAGAGCAAGAATAGTAGAACGAGAATTGCCATATACAGGCGACTTTGATAACCTTAAAGATATCGTTACAGAAGTTCAGCTTTCTCTTTATGATTTAGGTTGGTCTAATGAATTGGTTGAAAGAGCAGTTAAAGAAACAAAAGTATTTTAACCATGGAAACAACCAAGTACGGGCGCAACATCGTTTCAATCCGATGCACCGACGGAGATCAGTTCCTACTTTTATCTGATTTACACTTCGATCATCCTAAATGCCGTCGTGATCTACTCCAAGAACACATCGAGAAAGCTATTAACGTGGGTGCGAAAATCCTAATCAATGGGGATTTCTTTTGTATCATGCAGGGCAAGTACGACAAACGTGCGAGCAAAGACGATATTCGCCCCGAACATCAAGGCGGTAATTACTTTGACTTGGTTGTTAACGAAGCAGTTGAATGGTGGGCTAAATATGCCGACCATTTAATTTTTGTAGGGTACGGTAACCACGAAACGGCAGTAAGCAAACGCCACGAAATAGACCTCACCGAGCGGTTCGTTTCTTTGCTGAATTACAAAACGGGGGCAAAGGTCCTGAATGGTGGGTACGCTGGGTGGATTGTGTTTACTGTTGGCCGTGCTACATCAACGACTTCACTCAACTTTAAACTGAAATACCACCATGGTCACGGTGGCGGTGGTGTGGTAACCAAGGGAGTAATTCAACACCAACGCATGGGAGCGCAAGTTGACGGTGCGGATGTTCTTTGGATGGGGCACGTTCACGAACTTTACCACCACATCAACATCAAGGAAACGATTGGAGATAAAGCACCTTACGAAGTGAAGCAACGGATTCAGCACGATATCCGTACATCGACTTACAAGGACGAGTTCACCGATGGGGCTTTCGGTTGGCATATCGAACGGGGTGCGTATGGTAAACCAATAGGCGGTTATTTAATGCGATTGAATTACATTCGAGAAGTGAAAGAGAAAGAGCGTAATTACATTGCACCCGATTTTCAAGCTATTTATTCAAACATCTAAAATATGGAAAACGAAAAGTATGTAGGCAAAGGTTGGGCAAACCAATACGGGGTAAAGGTTCAACTGAAAAAACAAGATTTACTCGATTTACCAACGAACCAATATGGGGATATCGAGGTATTTGTAGGGCAACGCAAAGAGGTTGACCAAAAGAGCAAAGCAACCCATTGGGTAAAATGGAAGGCGAAAGACGCACCAGTGCAACAGGCGTCTAATATCGAAATCCACCCTGCACTAACCAAGGCAGGATTCGTTCCTGATAACGACGGGTTACCTTTCTAAAAATTCCCATTCAATAAGTATGCACCCACTAATCGCAGACGTACTCCAACACCAAAGTTATCGCAAATCCTGCTATGACATTGTGAGGGGTACGCACTTCGACGGGGAGGACCTATACCAAGAAATGCTACTTGCACTACTCGAAAAAGAGGATGCGAAGCTTTGGGAGGTTTGGCATTCGGGCGGTCATCGGTGGTACGTGCTATCACTTATTTACCGTTTATTTTTAGGTAAGGGTTCGTTGTGGGATCAAAAGTATCGTGATCGGTTGTTACGTGTTGACGTTGACTGGACCCGTGTTGAAGTGATCGCTGAAATATACGACCATGAAAGCGAGGTTCAAACATCAAAGCAAATGGAAGCGATTGAGGAAGCGATTGCAGAACTGCATTGGTACGAACGTAATTTGTTTATGGTTTACGTTGAAGCCAAAAATATGCGACGTATCAGCACATCGACTACTATACCATACAACAGCATAAGATTGACCATTAACACGGTTAAGGACAAATTAAAAAAGAAATTGAAATGATTTACTTACAAATATTATTCATTGCGTTTTTCTCTGCTTGTGCAGGGGTAACGATTACCAAGCTTACGGGCATTGGTGATAAGATCGGATTCAAGCCGTTCAACTGCTTTGTATGCCTTTCGTTTTGGACTGCGGTTGCTTCGTTCTTTGCAACGGTAGAACTTCCCGTGTTGAGCCTGTTTGCTTACTCTATTGGGTGCGGTTTTATCGCTTGCATTATTGCGTATTTTTTAATCGATAGGATTTACCGATGAAACTGACTGCAATAGAATGGTTAGCAACTTGTTTAATAACAGAACCATATACCGAAAAAGATTTTGAACATAATAAAAATTGTTGGGACAAAGCCGAGTTGATAGAATATAACCAAATTAGGGAAGCTTTCTGCAATGGTGAAACAAGCCATGATCGGATTGATGCACAACAATACTTTAAAGAAACCTACGGCAAATGAACCCTGAACACTACGATAGAAAGGTGCAACCGATTGATTTAATCGATGCCTTTGAGTTGAACTTCAACCTTGGAAACGTGATTAAGTACACCGCAAGAGCAAACTACAAACACGAAAACCCAAAAGAGGATTTGATCAAAGCAATTTATTATTTACGACGTGAATTAAAAAAATATGAAAATAGCTAACAGAATGACCGATGAACAGTTGAAGCGGTTAGAACCACTTTACCCTAAATGGGTTCAGTTTCAAAACGAAAAGACCTTACGCCTAAGTGCTGAACAAGTAATGTTAATGGGTGGGGTATGGAGTGAAGTAATGGGTAAGCGTTGGACGGGTGGATGCCAAGCCTGTACCGTTAACGCATTCTCTACGATCATGAACCATTACGACGCAGAACTTGACCGTAGGCATAAAGCAATCCATGAGCAACTTATTCAAGAAGCGTTCACGGAAAGTGAACCGACCGAAATTGTGAACACTAAAAATACAACCGATGCCACTACCAAAAAGAAACCAAGACGAACCAAAAAGTGATTTCTTAGACCGTTGCATGATTAATACAGTCATGAAAACGGAGTATGAAGACCCAATCCAACGGTTAGCGGTTTGCAATGCTTTGAGCCGTAAGGAAAGCTACGCAAAATTTGAAAGCCATTCCGATTACCCCGAAGCGGTGAAGAACAATGCAAAGCGAGGTATTGAACTGAACGAAAAGAACGGTAATCAGTGCGCAACGCAGGTGGGCAAAATTCGTGCAACGCAGTTGCGTGATGGTGAACCTTTAAGCGTTTCAACGATCAAGCGAATGTACTCCTATTTGAGCCGTGCAAAGACGTATTACGAAACGGGAAAGCCTACCGATTGCGGTTATGTTTCCTACCTTCTTTGGGGCGGTTTAGCAGGCCTTCGTTGGAGTGAATCGAAGTTGAAGGAGTTAGAGAAATGACTACGACAAAAGAAAACGACGTAATCGAACAGGCTATCGGAGCGGTTGAGTTGTACGCAACCATTGCTCACTTGCTTATGGATATTGCAGAAACTGCCGATCATGTGAGCGTGGGCGGTGCTACCGATTACGAATTAAAGCTTATGTGTATGCAGAAGCTGAAAGAAATCGTTAACAAAATTGAAATCTAATGCCAAGCGGTGAACATTTGAAAGGCAAAAGCCCACATGGATTTGGAAGCCATCCAGAAAACATCAATCGGAATGGACGCCCGAAGGCATTGCGTAACGTAATCAAGGACTTATTCATTGAAGAGTTTAACGTTCAGCTATCCAGTAGCCAAGCCAACGAAATGATTATGGCAATGCTTTGCATGACAGAGCGACAAATCAGTGAATTAGGCGAACGTGACGATGTGCCATTCTGGTTGAAAATGATTAGCAAAAAGATGGAGCGTGATTTGAGCCGAGGTTCTATCCACTTGATGGAAGTTCTTTTCGATCGTGTTTATGGAAAGCCAAAGGAAACTATTGACAGTACGATATCGATGCCGAAAGCAGAAATTCACGTGGCCACCATTTCAAGTCCTATCGACCTTTCAAATAGTGAGGATGCAATTATTCTCGATTGATGTTTCAAACGTCTGTCATATTCGATCGCAACTACAATTCAACTGCGGAAGTCGTTGTAAATCAAGGTGGTACAAGTTCGGGGAAAACTTACTCGATATTACAAGTGCTATGT